GTCGTTATGGATGCCCGCCGCCTTCGTTTTATTACCATTACCCAAAGGTCATAAGAATAATCCCAGAGGCAGATTGCCCTCGGTATGTAATTGTGGGGCGTGATACATGATTGATCCATTTACGGCGCTTGCGGCGGTCAAATCTGCGGTCTCAGCGGGCAAGGAACTGGTCAACGTAACCAAGCAGATCGGAGAGTTTTTCGACGGGGTGGACGATTTGCGGGCTGCTCATGAGAAGAAGAAGAATAGCCTTTTCTCGGGGTCTGATGAAAACGCGATGGAGACTTTCGTTAATTTACAGAGGGCCAAAGATGCAGAGGAGGAGCTAAGACAGATCGTAATTGCAACCAGAGGTTTTAGCGCATGGGGTGAATTGCAATCTATACGGGTGCAAGCAAGGAAAGATCGTAAGGCAAAAGCAGAAGCAGAGAGAAAGCGCAAAGCCAAGATGGTTGAGCGCATTGTTATTTATGGCGGCGCAACTATCATTGTGACGATTATGCTTGGAATAACGATTGTGATCATTCTGGCAAAGCAGGGTCGCATTTGATGGCTGATGGCTTGAGCGGAATTGGATCTATGCCCTTCAATATTGGGTCACACATTCATGAACAAACCAGAGCGCGTGAGGCTATCGAAACACATTTCGCAGAGCAGAGGGTGGAAAAAGAACATAGGTCCAACCACAGCCATTTAGAGGCTCTGGCAAAGCAAACATTGGACTTGCAGCAAAGTTATGATAGGTTTGGGCGCAAGACTACAGCGGATAGACCGCAGGGAACTAAGATAAACATAGAGGTTTGACATGGCAAACACGTTTGAAAAGATCCTTCAATATCGCCTGATGCCACGAATTATGATGTTGGTTATGACTATCATGTACATAAAGGTCATAAATTGGGGAATGAGCCTCGAAGATTTAAGCACGCAACAATCTGCAATGATTTCAGTTGTCAGTGGCGCCATGACTGGCACGATAGCAGTGTGGCTTAGTTCAGAAAAATGATACAAGCATTCATAGGCCCAATAGCAAACCTCGCGGGTAGCTGGTTGCAGGGAAAAGCGGATAAGACCGCAGCGGAAGCAAAGTTGAAGCTCACTGAAGCAGAAACCAAATCCAAGATACTTCTCAGCGAAAAGACAAGCGTTGCGGATTGGGAGCGCATCATGGCGCAGGGAACCCAAAACTCATGGAAAGACGAATATCTAGTTTTGCTTTTTTCTTTGCCCTTGATTTTATGTTTTACTGGAGAGTGGGGGCGCAGCGCTGTCGCTGATGGTTTCGCTGCATTGGAGAAAATGCCAGAGTGGTATCAATACACTTTGGGAGTGATCGTGGCGAGTAGCTTTGCCGTGCGCTCTGCAACGAAGTTTTTTAGGAAATAAAAATGGCAGATGTAAAGGTTCCCTTGGCGCTGGTCGCTGCAATGGTTGCTCAAGTTATCGCTGGGACTTGGTATTTCGCAGAGCAATCGCACAAGATTGACGTTCTGGTTGAGAAATTAGCTATTTTGGATGAGGTTGTTCTTACGCTTGAGGCCGACAACCAAGCCCTTATAACCTTTGCAACCTTCACAGAGAATAAATGGGCAGAGGCTTACAGCGAAGATTTGACCTATGTTCGCGTCTTTGGAACCAAGCCCGCACAGGAGGATTAAATGACCTTAGCCATGCAAAAGCTACAGGAGCGCATAGGAGCGTCCACAGATGGGTCTTTTGGCCCCAATACGGCAAGAGCCATCACAAAGCACTTTAGCCTCTCAGCGGAGCGTTCAGCGCATCTGCTGGGTCAAGCATCGCATGAGAGTGGTGGTTTTACTCGAGTGTGCGAAAGCCTCTACTATAGCTCTCCCGATAGGATTAGAAAGGTTTGGCCTACCCGTTTCAAGACCGTTTCTGATGCCGAGCCTTATGCAAGAAATCCAAAAGCACTAGCAGATAAGGTTTACAGCAACAGAATGGGAAATGGTGAAAACGAAGGGAGTGTTTTCATCGGGCGAGGATTTTTGCAGCTTACTGGCAAAGATAACTATAGGTCATTCGCTGCGGATATGAGGCTTCCAGAAGTCATGACAGATCCCTCTTTAATCGAAACTGATTATGCGTTTGAAACCGCTTATTGGTTCTTTGAGAAAAATGGGCTTTTTAAAATCGCAGATGAGGGCGTCGATACTGACACAATCGAAAAGATTACCAAGCGCGTAAACGGTGGGTATCATGGCCTTCAAGATCGCATGGACCAAACAAATAAAATTTATGGCTGGCTGACTTAGTGCGATTTTTCGTTGAGATTGGGTCTTGTGATTTTGACACATGTCTCCAGTTAGCCCAGAATGGTTGGCGTGGCATGGTCTGTGAGGCAAATCCAGAAATCTTTCCAACGGTTCAAAAGATTTTTGAAGGGTATGAGGTTCAGTGTTTAAATTGTGCTGTAACAGACCATGATGGTGAGGTTGAGCTTGCTTTAGCGGCGGGTTGGGGCTGGGCTAAAGGTATATCACACATCACAAGCCCAAATCATTTAGGCACTAGGCTCAGTGATGATCCTCGAAATGCAAACAATTTTAAGCCCTCAGTTCCGGTTCAAGGTTACACGCTTGATACCGTAATGCTGAAATCTCAACTTCCAGTTATTGATTTTTTAAAAATTGATACTGAGGGCCATGAATTAAATATCTTGAAAAGCTTTAGCTTTGATATGAGGCCAAAATTTATTAAGGTCGAGCATAAGCTGACAGACGATATCGAAATAACAAAAATACTAATGGAGCAAAACTATTTAACTTGGACTGAGAAAAACGATATTTACGCGGTGGGTTGATTGTGAAATAAACTAATTCGGGGCTGGCGCATAGGTAAACCTGTGACAGAGTGTGATGTTCTTGCTGGCCCCACGAAAAAACCTCCCAGATTTCTCTGAGAGGCTTCCCCATATCTAGCAGCCCTGAGATGACCAAATCCCTCGGTTGAAACCACCATGAACTATTTTTTTGTAAGCGCAATAAAAAAACCCCGCCACTTGGAAGGAGTAAGTGACGGGGGAGAGGGGAACCATCAAACCCCTCATCTACGCCGCATGGGAGGACGCGGCGTTCTGTTCAAGTTTCCGCTTTCTGCGATATTGGTTTACGATGTTACGGCTGCATCCTAATTCTGCCACAATTTCGTCGGTAGTCATACCAATTTCTAAACGAGATAAAATTCTTGACCTATAGCTGTCTGGCCTACCCGCACCATTTGTTCTCTTTTGTTTTAAAACCTGTTCTTGTGGTTTTCCCCAGCTCGGATTTTCCCCAAGCAAACCTTTAGATTTAACATATTTCATTTCCGACTTAGCCATTTCCTTCATCTTGGCGCCAAGCAAGCTTTCATCCATAAATATTTTTTCCTTCTTTTTGCAGTGATAAAGTGAAAGATTTAAGCTCGCGGCGGGCGCGGTCTAAGTCTTGTTTGACGTTAGGGTGCGGATCTAGTCGGAAGCTTTCATCTTGTAGACGATCTACTTGACGATTTAGAAAAACCAAATGTGCGCGATCGTGGGGTGTAAGTTCCTTCATAGTGCCTCCTTTGCATGTTTGGCCATTCGATATTATGGCGCTTGGCAAAAATATTCAGATGTCCGCGATCCATGCCCAATATCGTAGCTGCCTTTGTTTGCGTGAAATTCATCTTGGCAAAAGATGCGACCAAATCAATCTTTTCCCTTTCATGCCGTGCATTTATTTGATCCCAAGTTTCAAGCTTCGGCATGTTTACCTCCACTTGATCTTTTTTCTTTTTCAATTTCAACGATAGCTTTGATTGCGTCTAGAAGTTCATGACTACATTCCGAAACGATTTTGCAGATGATGTCATGGCATATCTGTCCTCTTATATCTATCAGCATATCCTCCCCTATACTTCCGCAATGATCTTGGATAATTGTAAGGTTCGCAGCATAAGAGCGAGGGCCATCATCAGACCATAAAACCGCTGTCCTGTTGATTGAGCTTTGCCCCTCTTTAATATCTCTAAAAAAAGACCGTTCTCTATCTTGCCTATTTAACATTTGCAAAGTGATCGCCATTATGAATTTCCTCCACCTGATAGAAGCATACTTTGCAATTTTTCCCAATTTGATGCTTTTTCCTTTAATTCATTAAACTTATTTCTGTAGTATTTTTCCATATGGACAAATTCTTTTTGGTATTCTGCGACTGCTTCCTCTTTGTATTCTTGAATGGCTTTATGTAGTCGGCTTTTTTTATGAGATGATACATCACCATTCTGGCCATAGATGGTGATTGCACTTATTTGGTGGTTTTTCAGTTCATCCTCTGCAAAGTTTGTAGCCTCTGCCCGAGTTGCAAAAAATTTATGAACGCATTTGCTCCCCCTATTTACAATTAATTGTGAACTGTTTTTGCCTACTTTATACTCCCAACAGTCTTTGTTTTTATTTTTTGTAACTATTGCGGGTGGATACCAGTGATCGAGATTGCTGGACATTATACATTTACCTCCATGTCTGTATAAAAAATGTGTTTCCCTATTTTCCCAATTAGCTCAAGCTTGTGGCGCCATATGGGGCTCGTATAGTTCGCGTGATAATATAAGGCCCCATGCCCTAACATATTCCCATTTAGAGCCTCACGCGCTTGCTCCTTCGCTTTTAGCCATGCTTCCTCGTGTTTTGGGCGCTCTGGCTTTCCATCGCAGTAAAAAGAAAACTGGCAATCGTGATCTTTGGGCCCTTTATCTTGCTTGATCACAGCGCAAACATCATCAGGCCATCTGCGATCTTCGACGCGATTAAGAATAACCTCCGCTACAGCTAATCCCGCATCTGGACTTGGTTCGCTTCTGGTTTCGTAATAGATTGCCATTGCAAGGCACATTGCTGTTCCAATCATTCGATCACATCCTTGCTTGTAAATTCTAAATCGTGAACCTTGCAGAATTGATAAACAGACTGGCGGCTCATACCGAGCGCTCTTGCTGTTTGACTTGGGGTTAAGCCCATATCAATTTTTGATTGGAAGAGCGAAACACGCTCCTCCTTTTGACGTTCAAGCATTTCATTCCAATCGCCCATTATATCGCTCCATCATAATCTGTGAGGCTGTCGAATTTTCCAAAGTCTTTTTCTAATTCTTCTGTTTTTTCTAACAGCGCTTGTATTACCCTCACAGCGTTTTCCGCATCACCAGATTTGTGCGCTGTATCTAGCGCGATAGAATTGAGGTTTATGTGATGGGTTATGGCTTTGAAGAATTCGCTACGCATTTCGAAAAGCTGTGCAGCGGTTAGTTCATTCTTCACGCTATCGTGAGAATTGGGTGTCCATTTGCAATAGATGTCGCGCATCTTTTTGAAATCTGATCTGTTAAGGTGATATGTGCGGATCGTTGTTGTTTTCTGAGTAAACATATCAAGCCCATCCCATGCTTGCAGCGAAGATCCAGCCCAATGAGGCTAAACCGATTATTGTAAAGATGATTAGGTCTTGCTTCCAATTAGTCATCGGTAAGCTCCTCTACGCGGTTCATGTAAACAGCCAGCGCAACCGTCAAGTCTTTGAGCGGCGCGTTCTCAGCACACTCCTTGATTGTTGTCCAGTTATGCGGTCTGCCGTGCGGGTATACGGAACTTCTTAAATCACCGATTGGTTGCATGGCTGCTTCGGATGCGATCTCAGATTGAGGGCGCATTTGATCTCCAGAGTTTTTGATCTTTGCAAACCGATCTAAAACTGGAAGCAGCATCTGCGCGACTTCATCGGGTGTGACGCGATTGCTTGAAGCGGATTTCTCAAGCTTGTCTAGGGTTTCCCCTATAAGCTTAACACGATTGAGATTTGTAGGGTTATTGAACATAGTTTTACCTCCTATGCGTTGCAGATATGGGCCGAGGAGCCCAGTTCATTTACGGCATAAACCATTGTGCGGTTATCGCCAAAAGATGTGCCGTATTCTTTGGCTTCATTAAGTGCTTTGAATTCAGCGCGGGTTTTGATGCCAGCAACTCTGCGCACGGCAACAAAGTGGGTGGCTGCGTTGAAGATGGTTTCTTCATATGATGTTGTAAATTTCATTTGGTTTACCTCTTGTTGATAAGAACAAACTAACAAATGGTTCTGTATATGTAAATAGCTTATTTACAAAAAGTTGCATTAATAGAAAATAAAAGGGCCAGCTTCGGGAAAATCTAATAAAAGCAAAGCTGACCCATGCTCGATCACCCAATGGAGTAAGGCTCGAACTGCCAAGGTTGGGGGGTACAATGAGAAAACCTCCCCTGCCGCACTCATGGCTTACGGTGGGTGTTATCTTTCACCAAGTAGAAAATATCGAGCGTACCTTGTTCCCTTTATTTCGTTTCTTTCCATAGTGGTTTCAATTCGAAACCCATCGTCTTTAAGATCAGCAATGCGAGCCGCTAATCTTGTGCAGCGGAAGTGGGTTATAGCTTCCCAAGATGTAAGGCCGCCGTTTGTCTCTCTAAGAAAATTTAATATTTTATTTTTGTGAGTATCCATCACTTCCCCCATTCGGCTTCTGTTAATTTTTCCCAAAAAAAGCTTTCGCCAAAATCTTCGATCAACTCTTTTGTTAATCTTTGCGAAATTTTCTTTGGTCTTTTGCCATGCCATAAGCGTGGCGTTGCATCGTTTGGTTCTTCACATACCAGAACATCGATTTCCCAAGCCCGATAGCTCAGATTTACCCATGTCCAATTTATTGCTGATGCTGACATTTATACCTCCATAAAATGTAGGGGGATTTCTCCCCCCGTTTGAATTAAGCGGCTATTGCGTGCCAAGCTTTGCTTCTCATGGCTTTTGCAATCGCTTGTTCTCTATCGCGGGTTACTCCCTCTGGAAGCTTGCTGTCTTGGGTGTGGCTTGCCCAATGTGTGAGGCAGTTATAGAGCGCCCACTTATTGCGCCCCAGTGCTTCACATTCAGCGCCAAGCTGTTCGATCAACCGTGTGGCTTGCTTCTTATTGAAGGTTCCTTCTTCGACCTTAGATTTTGTAGGGACAACTTCTGTCTTGAAGAAATGCGCGGCTTGATCAAGATTGATTTTTGTTTTTCTGTATTCATCCCAGAGTTCTTTCTGGTTCATAAATACATCAAGGCCATTAGCAATGCGCTCGGCTTCACCAGTGACGTTTAGGTGCGTTGTGTGTCGCGCCCAAACCCGAGCGATTGTATCAGCGCTTGTGCAACCATTTGTGCACCAGAGGCGCAAACCATCGGTCTGATTTTGAAAAGCCCAAGAGCCATCATAGCTATTGAAGGCTGTAGCGCGAAATTTTACATAATCGCCCACTTCTGGCTCAATGGTTACATCGTTAAATAAAATCTCAACCTTCAATTTGCGACCTTCGTCGAGGCAGTGAACATTGAAATCGAAGTCTTGGCTCACGTTTGCTTTTTTGATCGCATCATATTGAGCATTTATTACGCTCTCGTTTGTAAGAAGCGTATAGCTGTTCTGGTGAACCTTAAGCAATTTACCAGTGTCTTTGCGAAATAAGCCCTTGTAACCTGTTTCTCCATCGAAACCTTCAAATGTAACGGGGCGTTCTTCGATTTCGAAGCAGGCTGCGTCAATCGCATTTTGTGTAAAGTCTAGCATCATCATTTCCTCTTTTGTTGCTTAACATTTACAAGTCCTAAATGGGCACTTGGCAATCGTCAAGAAATAATTTACATAGTAGCAAAAAAAAGTGAGTTGCCTTGTCTATCAAATCTTGTGAGTTTGTTGTGAGTGGTCAACCTGTTGGAAAGGGGCGCCCTCGATTTACGAAAACTGGTCGCGTCTACACACCACAAAAAACCAAAGAATATGAAACGCGTGTACGAAATTCTGCATGGGCTGAAATGGCAAAACAAAGGCTCAAGCCATCTGAGAGGCGAATGAGCGTTATTGTAACGTCATGTTTCGAAATTCCAAAATCGTATAGCAAGAAACAGGTTCTTGAATGTCAGGCGGGCGTTCAAATTCCAAAGCGTGTTGATGTGGATAATCTTATCAAATCAATCCTTGATGGATGCAATGGAATTGTCTGGCACGACGATCACCAAGTTTGGCACGTTTCAGCCTTCAAGCGATATGTCGATGTTGATCAGGAGCCACACACAAGAGTTAAAATTCAGTGGGATCAGGGCTAGAATACGACCAGTCTGGGCCATATTTTTCGCGCCATAGCTTTGGCTCCCTGTGAAGTGCTGTTTTGCTCTTATCAAACATTCCCTGATGATGACCCTCACAAAGGGGTATACACGTCTTGTCAGCGCGTTTGTGAGTGCCGTGTCTATCATGGATGGGATGATGCGCTTGTGTGGGGCTTTGCTGCACTTCTCCGAAGGTTCTGCATATTATACAATGCTGTTCTCTGATCCATTTGAGAAAAGAAATGTCTTTTTTGTTTTTTGGGGACTTCAATCCCAGAGGTGGTTTCTTTGCGAGGTTGGTCATAGATGGTCAAAGTCTCCAGCCAAAACCTCAGAGATCCTACCGCTATTCACGCGAAGTTCATTGGCTAACGCTTGAAGTGATTTTCTCGGATTTTGCGCTACATCTTTTTTAATTGTGTCTCGTATGTAGGCGGTCATCTTTCGATTTCTTGCGGGTGCTTTTCTTTCTTTGTATTTTTCACGATACATCAAGCTTAAAGCGTCACGAAGTTTAATTCGTGTTTCAACGTCCAATTTATGATAGCTCAGAACATCTTGTAGTATTTCCCGAGCCTCGGGTATCTTCGGTTTACCTGTCATCCAAAACCTCCATCGGGTCGAACCCAACTGTTTCCGATAATTTAGCCATCGCAGTTTCAAAATACTCCGAAAAAGCTTTTTGGTCCATCTTTGTGTAAGCAATGCTGTCCGGAACGTAGTAAACGGCACCAGAGGCTTGATTTATAACACTTCGATAAAACCCGCATAGCATTTTTAGATCGTCGTGGAGATGTGCAGAGGAAGCCCAAGACCCAGTTTGTTTTACAACCCTTCCCAGAACAACCCAGTAAAGCTTGTGATGCGGGTCTGATCTTCGCGCTACTGGAATAACGTCAAATAATTGACCCTCGGGATAATTTTCGATTTGTTCAGCGTCATAGAGTGAAATGGGCAAAAACTGCCCATCTCGTTTTTCTACTTGAAGTTTAGGTTTAATCTTCGACATCTGGGAATGGCTGTTCGCCAAAGAAAGAGGATGTAATACGCATAAAGGCTAACTGCTTCATGTTCAGCATACCCAAGCTTTCGGACATTTTTTCCTCTAATTCGACTACTTTTTCCTCAGCTTTCATCCTTTCAATGTTGATTTCTTTAGCAAGGTTAACCGCATTTTCTTCGTTTTCCCTAGCATGAGCGGCATCGTCTTTGATATTGTCGATATGAAATCTAAGAGTTTCAATTTTGCTCAACGCCGCGTTTAGCTCAGATTGAAGCTTGGAAGGGCGACCCATTTTCTTTTTAACTGGTTTAGCACTCATCTTGAAAACAACCTTCTCTTTTTGGGGAATGGAAAAAAGATCGCTCCAGTTTCAACTTCAACTTCATTGTCTCCGTAATGTGCTGGTATGCTAAAATCATCCATCATAAAATCTTCCATGGTTTGTGTTTTTACAACGGCCCTAGTGTATTCTCCAACGTGTGAATTTTTCAATCCGTTGCTTTTTGTGGTTGATATTTTATATCCAGATGGATCAGTCTCTAACAAAATGTAATTGGTTCCTCTATCATCTTTAACATGTTGGATCGAAACCCTATCACCAACGACAATCTTTGCCCTTCGCATTACGGTTTCGGAAATCGCGCAAGAAAAGGTTGAGTGCTTCCCAACGTGCAGTTTAACTGTGGAGCCCAAAGTTCCTTTGGTTACGTTTGGATTTATTTTCTTAATAATGGTATATTTCATTTTCATTACCTCAAAATGGGATTTCGTCGTCTACGTCACGACTATTTAAGCCTTGGGTTTGATTTCCCTGATCATAACCTTGGCTTCGGCCCTCATCGGCCTGTTGCTTGGCATTGTTGCCCAACAATTCAACATCTCGAACTCTACATCCGAGATATGTTTTTCCATTATATTCGCGGCTTGTTAGCTCGCCCTCGACATAAACTTGCTGCCCTCTTTTTGTGTACGGAGCTAAAGATGTGGCAAGCTTTCCCCAGATTGAACATTCCACGTATGTAACTTCTTTCGTTCTTCGATCATTTCTAGCAATGCTGAAATTCAAGACCTCTCCACCGCTCAAAGTTTTTAGTTCACTATCGCGTGTGATGTTTCCGATTGCCGTTATTTTCAATGTCATTAGTACGCTCCCAATTCTTGTTCTTTTATTTGCCATTGTTGCAAAAGAGAAATTGCATAAGGCTTGTTAAATTCGATCAGGGAAGCAAATACAGCTTTGGCATTTTTATCGTTAATCCCAAGATCACGTTTAGATTTACATTTTGTTTCCAACCAATTTTCTAGTTTCGTGGCTCTTTCCATAGCTTTGGCTTGAGCCGCTTCAGTTCCTATCGCGCTGGTTCCATCATCATCGTCGACTGGAATTCCCGTGACAGATAAAAGCCCATATCTACGAGCGTAGGTGATTGCCCCGCCAAGCGACTGCATATCTCCTTTTTTGTACTGCAGATAGATTTTGCAGTTGAAAAGATTTCCGCTTGTGTGGATTATCTTCGTATCAATGAATTCCCCGCTTTCATCCGCTCCACCCTCTTGAACAATGATGTAATTGTTTTCGTGAAAAGCCGATTTTACCTTATCCAATATCTCTTGAATGTCGGCGTACTTGTTTTTCAAGAACGGATTAGAAGAATTCTTGATTGCTGTTTCAAGGCTAGATTGCCCTGCCATGAAGTCTTTAATGTGATTTGTCTGTTCCATATCATTTCATCCTAATGCTAATAGATTGCGGTCCTGTGTGCAGTACAGCACCACTGATTGTCTCACCCGCTGTCAACAATCTTTTGATCGTTGCCTTGTCAGGGGTGACAGTTGTTTTGCATAGCTGTGTAGGTATCTCCTTTTCATCTTCTATAATTACGCTTTGCGATCCATTGCGAAGCGATACAGTCCCCAATGAGTGAGGTATTTTCTTTTGATCTGTTGCTAGCATTATAGATTTCAAAGCTTGCTTGAGGCTGTGCTGCCTTGATCGGACAGCATCTCGGCGCTGTGTATATTTCAGTATCATATGATCAAGCTTCGCTTCGTCACCTTCTGCGGTAACAAGATCAGATATGGCCGAACCGACCATATCCATCACATCTGTTTCTCCATCGAGAGTATCCCAAAATGTTTCGAGATCGTCCGCATGATCGGATAGCATTTCAGAAATATAAGTTAGGGTTCCAGTATCAATTCTCATGACCCGTCTCTTTCGCCGTTCCAATCTTCGATTGCTTTGGCAAAAGCCTCGTCAATGAATGACATCGTTTCAGCGGGGAAGGTTGAGCGTAAATATTGTTGGTGAGTGATTTTGCCTGTGTCAGCTTTTTGACGAAGCTCGCCATCTCTTTTGATTATTTCATTGCAAAGTCTGATTTTCACAAAAGATAAGGGTGGTGTCTTTACGATTTTCATATCATCATTTCCTCTTGTTGCTCTTTTCTTTTATTTCCTTATGTGCAAATATGCAATCACTTTTTTCTATAAGGGAAAATATTATGGAAGTTGCAGAACAAAAGAACCCAGAAGAACGCACGATAACTCTTCGCAAAAGACTTGAAGATCGTAGGCTTCGGATTGTGGCTTCTCGTATTGGAATGACCTATGCGGCTCTGTCTCGAATAATGAGGGGCGGCAAGCCATCGCAAAGAACAATAGAGAGGTTGGAAAAATATTTAGAGAGCTAAAAAAAGGTCGGCTAGAAATGTCAAGAAACTAGCCGACCAAATGCAACAAGGGGAGGTAAAACCCTTATTGCTGTTATAGAAAATTTTTGTCAGAATGACAAGCGCAACTATTCATAAATGAAACAAAAGAGGTAAATCATGAGTTTCGAAGCAATAAATTGGGCGTGGAAACAACGAGGTCTTTCTTCTACCCAGAAGCTAACGCTATTGGCACTTGCTGATAGGCATAATCCTGATTTTGGATGCTTTCCAAGTATTTCGAAAATCTGTGTAGATACAGAACTATCAAGGTCGACTGTTATTCGTTGCACCCAATACCTTGAAGAAATGGGTCTTATTTCTAAGCAGAAAGCCCGTAGAGATAACGGAAGTGATACATCGAACAGATACATACTTGGATTTGAACAGAGGGTATCACCAAGCCACCCCCCTAGTGTCACAGAGACACCCCCCCTCGTGTCAGACTGCAACCCCCATAACCAAGTAAATATAACCAGTAAGACTAACCAATCTTATGATCAAGATTTAAAAGAAAGTGGTTTTGAGCTTTTTTGGGAATATTATCCAAGAAAAATTGGAAAGGGTGCTGCTAAGATTTCATTTCTTAAAGCAGCAAAGAGATTGGGAGACGCAGCGTTTATAGTCTTGAAGGCAAACGAATACGGGGAACACTGTGTAAAAACAGGTAAAGATCCCAAATTTATTCCTCACGCAGCAACTTGGTTAAATCAGGGTCGATGGGATGACGAATTAGAGGAAAGATCGGGCTTTGAAGACCTTTCCACTCAACAGCAGATGGACGAAATCATGTCTGGTGTGATGGGAATTGCAAATGGGGGATTGTTAAAATGAAAAATCCACTTAGCTACGAAGATCGAAAGCGAATTATTGCCCATTGGTTGAAGGAATTTCTTTCAAGATTTGAGGTTCCAAAAGCTTATGATAAGATTAAGGCACGGGAGGAAATGGTCTTTATGGTCGAAGATATAAACAGCGAACTCCCTTCTAAGGTAAACGACAGCTACCTTAAATTCTGTCTCAGCAATATGGCGCAGCACATTAGGAAGCATAACATTTCAAGAACATGGCCCACTATCAAAAATTTCATGACAGCCATCAAAGAGATCGAAAGACCCGAGCCCGAAATGGGAAGCGATCTTTCGGAATTCTCATTGGCCCCTCTTGCAATCAATGCAAAGAAAATAAAATTGCGCGAACCTGTCGGAGACTACTACATTACTGGCGGGGGTGCTAAACAGCTTCTGGATCAGGGTCTTGTGAGTGAGAGTGATTTAGAGACATACACTGTGGGGCTTGAAATGATGGTTCGATCTAAGTAGGGTTTAATCATGGAGGCATTCGCCTGTCCTTCTGCTTCACAAACTTCCCGATCTCTGGCTAGGTTTAGCACTGCAACGAGGTCGGGATTTTTCTTTCTATTGTCATAGTGTAAAATTAAAGATACTATTTTGCGTATAGGGAGATTTTTAAAATGAGTGAATGGCCAGCAAAATCTGTTTCAATGCAGAAAACAGAAAGCCTTTCTCCGTATGATCGCAACAGCCGCGTTCATAGTGAAAGGCAAATTGATCAGATCGTGAATAGTATCAGGGAATTTGGATTTACAATTCCAGTTTTGGTCGACGAAAAAAGTATGCTTATAGCTGGGCATGGTCGGGTTATGGCCGCACAGAAGATGGGTCTTGAAGAAATCCCTGTTATGGTTGCTACTGGGTGGACCGATCAGCAAAAGCGGGCATATGTCATCGCCGATAACAAGCTTACAGAAAATTCCACATGGGATGAGGAGCTGTTAAAATCTGAAATCAAACAGCTTGAGTTTGAAGAATACAACCTTGATTTTCTTGGCTTCGATGTAGACGAACTTACAAATCTTTTCTTGGATAAGGAATTTGGCAAGACCGATGCGCTTGAAGAATGGACAGATATGCCCGAATATGAGGGTCTTGATCCATGTTACAAGAAGGTCGTTGTGAACTTTGATGACGAAGAAAGCTTCAATAAATTTTTTGAGGTAGTGGGTCAGGATCATACTGAAAAAACAAAATCTATTTGGTTCCCCGAGAAGGAAAAAAGAAACCTAAAAGATTTAGAATGGGCCGATGAAGGATAACTATCCACAGTTCCCGTTATATATCCCAAGCAAAGGGCGCCATGAATACATGGTAACCTCTAAGGCGCTGTCTAAAATGGGTGTTCGTCATTATGTGATTGCTGAGCCCCAAGAGGTAGATGCGTATCGTAGGGCATCGTCTGGGCTTCTGTGCGATATTGTTGAATTAGATTTGTCTTTCAAGGAAAATTACGAATTATGTGATAGCTTGGGGTTATCTAAATCAACTGGCCCCGGTCCCGCTCGAAATTTCGCATGGGAACATTCAAAAAGCTTGGGCTTTGACTGGCATTGGGTCATGGATGACAACCTACAATACTTCGCTCGAATGACCAGAAACGAACGGATCAAAACAAACAGCCCCGCAATGTGGAGGGCAATGGAAGATTTTGTTTTGCGCTATAAGAATGTTGGGATGGCTGGACCAAATTACTCAATGTTCGCTTTCGGCGCTTCTAAGCTTCCACCATTCATCACAAATACTCGTATATATTCCTGCAATCTTATACGAAACGATCTGATATATAGATGGAGAGGGCGATATAACGAAGATACAATCTTATCTCTCGATATGCTCAAAGCTGGTTGGTGTACGATCCAATTCAATGCGTTTCTTCAAGGCAAGATGGGGACACAGGTTCTAAAAGGTGGGAATACAGACGAATTCTATCACGCAGAAGGAAAGGTGCAGCAAGGTCAGAAATATGCAGATACTGGAACCCTAGCAAAATCTCAGATGTTGGTGGATGTTCACCCAGATTTATCCAGATTGGTTCAGAAATTTAGCAGATGGCATCACGCGGTAGATTATTCTGTGTTTAAGAACCAAAAACTGATTAAAAAAGATGGATTGAAGCTTACTGGAAAGCCCAAGGATTATGGGATGAAAAAGGTAAAGTTACGATAGTCTGGTCTTTTTTTGCCATAAGCGCTATTATGAAACACAGATTAAACAAAACTGATAACGGTTAAGGCCATGACAGAGAAAATCACTGATCAGAAATTAGAAGTTCTACGCCGCGAGTTTGTCGAGGGGATAGAGGATGCGGATGGGATTAGATCATACCCTACCATAGAGGCTCTGTGCCGCGCTCATGATGTTTCTAGGGCCACGCTGTATCGAAAGACACAGGAAGCAAGATGGCAGGAGCAAAGGAATTCTTGGCAAAGCGAGTACACAGCTGAGTTAAATCGCAAGCGTGCCCTTAAATTCGCACGACAGGCCGATGCATTAGATAGCGTTGCGTTGGGTATTGCTCAGGGTGTTCTCTCTAAGCTGGGGAGAAAATTGCGCCGATCAGTTGAAGCCGAGGAAGATGGTGGCGAAGAAACAATGTCTACAAACGAAATCAAGGATCTTGCGGAAGCGGGATTAAAAGCTCAGAAAATGGGCAAACTTGCACTTGGCGAAGCTGTAGAGATAACGAAGGTGACATCTGATGAACACATCCCCGCAAGCCTCACTCGAATTATTAGAGAATTGGACGAGCTTGCCGAAGCAAAGTCACAAAGGGCTCACGTCACTATACAGTGATTGGCTCGATACTGCACGTGACAGCCAGCTAACTCCATCAGGGAATTGGGCTGTTTGGTTAATCTTAGCGGGGCGCGGTTGGGGAAAGACCAGAACAGGCGGCACAGATGCGGCTCTATATGCTCTTAAAAACCCAAATGTGCGCGTAGCTGTTGTCGTTCCCACCTTTGGGGATCTCAAGAGGGTTGCGTTTGGCGGGGAAAGCGGAATTCTATCTTATTTGCCCAAAAGTTGCCTTCTTTC